CTGCTGTTTCAACTCCTAATTTTGAAATCCAAGCTACAAATACTGGAACTAACTCTTATCAATTTAGAGCTACTCTTCGATATTATTAATATTTATAACAAAACTCTGGATAGTGAAAGAGTAATATTATGGCAGGTGAATTTAAAGTAAAAAATGGACTAATTGTCTCTGGCTCTACACGTGTTTCAGGGTCAATTGTAGCTACTTCCTTTACTGGTTCTTTTACAGGTTCGTTTGCTGGAATTGGAGCATCTAATATAATATCAACCGGTTCAATTACAGCTTCTGTTAATTTAACCCCAAACTTTTTTCTAATCCAATCAGGTTCAAGAGAATTATTTAAAATTAATACAGAAGGAACTATTCAATTAGAAGCTAGAAATCAAACACCTACAGCTATTACTGGAGGTATATTTTATTCTAGTTCAGGTGAATTTTTCTTTGGAATATAAATATTTATTAACATATAAAAAATGGCAAGCTGGAAAAAAGTTATAGTATCAGGAAGTGATGCTATATTAAATCAATTAAATGTAGGTACTAATCAAGTAATATCTACATCACAGACAACTACCAAAATAACAGGTTCATTTACTGGATCATTTATTGGTGATGGTACTGGTATTACAGGCATTACAGCAACAGGTCTAAACATCCCAGGTACAGTAACAGTTATTACAAATGAACCATTTGTAGTTTCAGGTTCAGCAGCACTACAAAAGATTACATTAGCAGATGTTACTTCTCAAATTACAGGTTCAGGCTTAACTAAAGCAAGTGGAGCAGGTAATACAATAATGCTTGATACAGCTTCAGCCCATTTTGTTACTGGTTCTAGAGGAGCTATTTTTGAAACAGGTCGTTTTGTAGATAGTGCATATATTGATTTTACAGTTACTTCAGGAGTATCAGTTACTGGAGTTATTATATCAGGTAGTATTCAAAATGGTCACTTAGCTAATAGTTCAGTTACTGTTGGTTCAACAGCAATATCATTAGGAGGCACAGCAACTACTATTGCTGGTTTGTCTAGTTTAACTTCTGTTAATATTACTGGTTCTAATATTAGTGCTTCAACATCTTTAACAGGTGGAACTATAACAGCAGCAACAAACATTACTTCAACTGCAGGTAATATCACTGCTCCTAATGGATATGTTAGAGCAGGTGCCCCAGCAGGTGCTCCTGGAACCGCAGGTGGTGTAGAAGGTACTTATGGTCATTTTAACTCATTAACTTCAACAGGTGTAGCTACTCTAGATAGTGCGAATGTTACTAATAACATGACTGTTGGTGGTAATTTAACAGTTAATGGTACTACAACATTTATTAATACTACTAACACTTACTTAAAGGATCAATTCTTAACTTTAGCATCTGGTTCAACAACATTAGTAGATAGTGGTCTTTTAATCGCTTCATCTTCAGCTAACGTAGGTAATGCTATTTATTTAGAATCAACTTCAACAGGTAATTATGGTAGATGGGCAGTTGCATATAATGTATCAGGTTCAGCAACATCTGTAACTCCTGATTCTTATGTAGTAACAGTATCATCTTCAACAGCAGCTCCTTCAGGTACTCCAACATGGGGTAATACAAACGGATTTGGTAATATGCATATCAATTCTTCTGACGAATCAATTTGGATTTATTCTTAATATTATAATATATGGGTTTTTTTAGTAAAAATGTTGTGATTGAAAATGGTGAAAATAATTTACCATCTAATATATCTCCTGAAGTTATTGCTTCAAATCAATTGTCAAAACAAGAAATTGAACTTTTGTTAAGTTTAATTAAACAAACTACTTTTAAAGGAGAACATATTGAAACTCTTTACAATTTAGTTTTGAAATTACAAAATCAGTACATATCTTAACAATATGAACTATTCAATTGAGTTTTCTTTAGAAGAAATTTCTTTAACAAGAAGTGCTTTAGATGCTATACAAATACAAGGAAATAATGCTAAATTAGTTGCTGGTATACAAACTAAATTAGAAGATGCTTTATTCCAAATTCAAATGAATCTTCAAATGCAGGAACAAGAACGTATTCAAGCTGAAGAAGAAAGACAAAAACAATTACAAGCATTGTTAGCTAAAGAAGCTAAGAAAAAAGCTTAATATTTATTAATGATATTATAGGCCCGAAAGGGAAGTGGGCAACACAATTGTTGTAACCAACCATAATTAAACATAATGCCAAGCTGGAAAAAAATAATTACATCAGGATCGGCGGCTATCCTAACTAATATAACCGCATCATCATATACAGGATCATTTACAGGATCTTTTTCAGGAACAGTTACATCTGCTTCATTTGCCTCAACTGCTTCTTTTGTTAATACTTTAAACCAAAGAGTATTAATCACAGGAAGTTTAACAGTTGGATCAAGTTCATTAGGAAGTGGAGAAAATACATTAATAGTAGGTATTCCACCTAATGCTGGTACTGGAGAAGGAGGACAAATATTATTATCAGCAGCTGGTGGAACTTATACATCAGCATCAATGCTTGATACCTATCAAGATAGTTTTCGTGTATTAAGAGGTACTAACACAGGTAGTGATGCTTTTAAACTCAAAGTTGATCTACATACAGGACAAGTTCAGATTCCAAATTACAATGGACCATCCGCATTTTCTGGAACATCAGCAGCTAATTTAGAAGTTGATTCATCAGGAAATATAATAACAACTAATCCAGTTGCTCCTGTTGCTGGTTATACAGGCATTGTTACTATTATTGGTAATCCTCCAGGACAACAAAACCTTGATTTCCAAAATGGTCTTTTAGTTAACGTTTTCTAATATTATCACTATATTTATAATATATGGCAATCCAATCAACAAATAATTTTACTTATAACTACGGAGTATATTCAAATCCATACTTTCGTATAGTAACACATTTACCAGTATCAGGACAAGAAACACCTGTAGATTGTTTTATGTACCCATCACAAGAAGTATACGCTTCAGGATCAGGATATTTAGCATGTTTTCCTTTTTATGTAAGCAATTTATCAGCATCAATAGATAATAATGCAAGTAATGTAGTAAATAAATACTTACTTTATATTACAGAACAAATTACAGGTTCATTAGAATCAATGTCTCCTGGGTCAACTTTTAATATTATAGAAATTCCAACAAACTAAAACAAAATATATGCAACCAGTTTCATTAACAATCGAAGAATTAGAAAAATTCAAAAGTTATCAATTAAAAAACCAAGAAATGATTAACATTTTAGGTCAAATTGAAATCCAAAAATTAAATCTTGAAATCTCTAAAGATCAAATTAAACAACAGATGATTGACATGAGTGAAGAACAAAATTCTTTTGCTCAAGAAATTCAATTTAAATACGGAGAAGGTCAAGTAGATATTGAAAAAGGATTATTTATACCTTTTCCTAAATTAGACTAATTTTTAGAATATTTATCATAAATGGCTGTATTATCTAAAACTGGTATAACAACAGGTGCTACTATTCAGGTAGGTCACGTTACTCAATCTGTAGATGCTTTTACAGGAGCAGTTCAATATGATATTACTTTATCTGGTTCACTTAAAGTGACAGGAAGTGTATCTGTAACAGGAAGCATAACAGGTAGTTTAAATGGTAATGCTAATACAGCCACTTATGTAATTTCAAATCCTCAAAACTACACTCCTAAACCTGGTGGAACATTTACTGGACCAGGAAATTTAGGTTTATTAGCAGGTTCTGTTACTTTAGCATCAGGTGTTTCTTCACTTTTAAACCCATCAGCTTTACTTGGTAAAACATTCCAAACTCAATATTGGGTTACAGCCACTAAAGCATCTGGTTCAACTTCTCCATCACCTTCTACATTATATATTCAAGAAGCTGTTGGTGGAAATGGATTTTTTATTAAAGAAACAGGAGCTTCTTCAAATGATGATGTAAATTTTATTGTGGCTTATTTAGGTTAACAATATTTATATTCAAAGGTTTTTATTTTAAATAGTTATAAATCGATCTGATTTTTAAGATTTTTTAATATATTTATAACAGAATAAAAACTAAAAGAAAATGGCATCAACTTTAATATCACCTGGCGTACTTGCTTTAGAAAATGACCAGTCATTTATTACCCAACAACCTGTAACTGTTGGAGCCGCTATTATCGGTCCTACAGTAAAAGGTCCTGTTGAGGTTCCAACAATCGTTACTTCATATAGTCAATATCAAAATATTTTTGGTACTACTTTTACAAGTGCAAGTAATGTTTATACCTATTTTACCTCAATTGCTGCTTACAACTATTTTAATAATGGTGGTGAAACTTTATTAGTAGCAAGAGTTGCTTCTGGTTCATTCACCTCAGCTACTTCACCAATTAGTGGAAGTAATACTTCAGGCTCTTTCATATTAGAAACTCTTTCTGAAGGTACTATAATGAACAGTTCAAGTTCATTAGATATCTCAGGTTCATTAGCTTCAGGTTCTACAGATAATGTAAGATGGGAAATCCAAAATGCAGATACTGCTTCAGGTACTTTCTCATTATTAATTAGACAAGGTAGTGACAATACAAATGATCCTGTTATTCTTGAAACTTGGACTAACTTATCATTAGATCCATTTGCTCCAAACTATATTGCTAAAGTAATAGGTGATTATGATTTAAATTATAATGGTACTACTAACCAAATTACTGTATCTGGATCTTATCCAAATGCTTCTAAATATGTTAGAGTTAAATCAGTAGTTTATCCTACTCCTAATTATTTTGATAATAATGGTATTGCTAAAGCAGCATTTACTCCTTATATTCCTTCAAACGGAAGTGGTTCATTTACAGGCGCTGTAGGAACTATTGCTACAAATGGTCAATATTATGATCAGATTACTGATGGTAACAGATCTCAAGGTATTCCAAGTGCTAGCTATAATAATATGGTTAGTTTATTATCTAATGCAGATGACTACAGATTTAATGTATTGTTAACTCCTGGTTTATTTAACTCATTACAAACTTCACAAGTTACATCTATTATCTCAAATACTCAAAATAGAGGTGATAGTATTTTTGTACTTGATTTAGTACCTTATAACTCAACAGTATCTACAGTAGTTACTCAAGCTGCTTCTCGTAATACTTCATATGCCGCTTCATACTGGCCATGGTTACAAACAATTGATCCTGACACTGGAGCTAATGTTTGGGTACCTGCTTCGACTATGATTGGTGGTGTTTATGCTTATAATGATTCAGTAAGTGAACCTTGGTTTGCACCAGCTGGTATTAACAGAGGTGGATTAGGAAATGTGATTAGAGCAGAACAAAAATTATCTCAAACTAATAGAGATACTTTATACACAGGTAAAGTAAACCCAATCGCAACATTCCCTGGAACAGGAGTTGTAGTTTATGGACAGAAAACATTACAAACTAAAGCAAGTGCTTTGGATCGTGTAAATGTAAGAAGATTATTAATTTCTTTAAAATCTTACATCTCACAAGTAGCTAATAACTTAGTATTTGAACAAAATACTATCGCTACTCGTAATACTTTCTTATCACAAGTTAATCCTTATTTAACATCAGTACAACAAAGACAAGGTTTGTATGCTTTTAAAGTAGTAATGGATGATTCAAATAATACTCCTGATGTAATTGATAGAAACCAATTGATAGGAGCTATTTATATTCAACCTACTAAAACTGCTGAATTCATTTACTTGAACTTCAACATTTTACCTACAGGAGCAACTTTCCCAGCATAATTTTTAAAAATTGAATATTTATAACAAAACAAAATAAATAAAATGGCAGTATTAGATCCAAACGAAATATTTTTCACCGCCTTTGAACCAAAACAGGCGAACCGATTCATTATGTATATTGACGGTATTCCTGCTTATGAAATTAAAGGTGTAGGTGCAATACAAGTTCAGCAAGGTACAGTTCGTTTAAACCATATTAACGTACAGCGTTATGTTAAAGGTGTAACAACA